TAGTTGAACACACATCAAGAATATTCTCGTAAGTAAATTCTTCTTCAACTCCACGCCAACCAACAGTTCTAAGGACAGATGATTGAATTTCAAAATCACGTTCTTCTTCCACACTAAAAAATGAATCGGAAGAAGGGGATAATTCTTTTATTTGAGCCACACGTTGTTTAAATAATAACGTGCCTTTTGTGTTGAAATTTACTCGTTTGGCATATTGTGATATAACACTTATATAAACCCCCATCCCTTGACCAGTAATGTCAGAGATGACTTCAAATTCATAAGGTGTTTCACAAATAGGTAAAATATTCATATGGTTAGGTATGGTATATGTCTCATTATTATTTCACAGTTTATCAGATTTGTCAATGTCAGCAGATAAAAGAAAACCCTATTGAAGATGTTCCTCAATAGGGTTTAGTGTTTTTCTTATTATAAGAAAACTATTTTGTATAGTGCGACATATCTTCTGAAGCAGTGACTACTTGGTCACGAATCACAGGATTTGTTTTGCACAATTCAAAAGCGAGTTCTGGTGTGAATGTTTCTTCAATACCAGACCAGCCTACAATACGTTTAGCCGCTAACTCAATACCAAACTCTAAGTCGTCTTCAACTTTAGTTACTGGTACATCTTTGCCTTTTTTTGTCATTTGTGATTCTGCTTGGCGTTTAGCATTAACAGCTTTTGCAACAAGTTTGGTAATCACTTGGCTATGTGCGCCAATAACTTTTAATGTAATACCTGTTGATTTACCTGTTTGTTCATCAACAATATCTAAGTCGTAAGGGGTATCACAAGCCGCTTCAACATTGAGCGATTTTAATGAGATTGCCATATGGAAAGTCCTTCAATTTTGGTTAGTAAAATTGCTTATGCAACATAATAATCTTACCACGTCATCCTAACTAAAGTCAAGTAATTTACTACAAAAAGAAAGACCCTCTTTCGAGGGTCAATCAGTCTAACTTCGGGAGAAAGTTATTTTTTAAAGCGCAGAGTCTTGAATCTGAACAGTGGTTTCTTCAAAGTTTGTAGAACCAATTGCTACAGAGTACAAAGTCGCAGTGAATGGCATTGTTAATAACAAACCAGATTCACCATCGTTAACACTCGCGTCACTGAATTTAACTTTAGGTAATACTAATGAAATGAATTGACCATTTGCATCACCATCCGCACGGAATACAGCAATAATAGATACTTCATCTTGGTTTAAGAAGGCGTCACGGTATTTACCATCTAAGAAGTAAATAGAACTGTTACCAGTTACGTCAAGTGAACCCAAGAAGATATCAGGTGTTTGGTCTGAACCAATAACCGATGCATTAGAACCGTTACCGTTTACTGTGATATCAAATGAAGTCAACAAGCCAACTTTTTCAAGTACAGCAGATGTACCTTTTTTGTTTTTGATATAAAGCGCACCAGTAGTAGCACTAATTGTTGTATCAGTACCAGAAGCAGTTGGGTTTGCCAATTGTTGAATCTGAGCTGATTTAGATGCCGTACCCATAACAGTGATATCAATAGTTGACATCGCAGATGGAGACAATTTAATTGCTAATTGAGTTGGACGGCAACCCAAGAACAATTGTGATTCACCAATATCAGAATACCAATGCTCAATCGCATATGAATCTTTAGTGTGATTTGATTTTGGGATATAGGTTTTTTTACCTTTAACCACAAAACTTGGAGAAATTGCTAAACCAGTTAATGCAATGTTCGCAGAGAAGTTATCTTTCAATAAATCCAATACAATTTTAGTTGCAGTGTTTTCAATAACAATGAAGTTATAGTTATTGAAAGCGTTTAATGTGGTATTACCCCAAGCAGATGTATAAACAACGTCACCAACTTTTAAAGTTGCTGTGGTATCTGTTGATGTAACTAATGTCAAACGTGGAGTATCTTTAGTTGCAGTTGCTGCTGTAATTGCCACAGAAGATGCTGTTGCACCTGTTGTGAAATCTCTACGGAGTGTAGAACCAATGAAATCAGCATAGGTTTTGTTAGATAACTCACCAGAAATTGTACCATCTACAGTACGACCACCAACTGCAAGGTCAGCACGTTGCATATCAGTACGAATTTCGTTTGATTTGAATGTTTGTAATTTTAAGTTCATGTTAGAACTAACACGTCTTAAATATTTACCTGTAATTGAAGTTACAAAAGTAATTGCACCTGATGAAGGACTTGTTACTAATACAGGGAATACTGTTACAGATGTAGTTACCACACCAGTTGCAACAGATGCCGTTACGATATACGCATTACCACCAACAGATAGACGTTGACCTACAGGGATAAGACCTGCTGAGAATCCACCAATAGCTAAAGTTGAAAGACCCGCAGTACCAGTACCTGTTGCGCCAGTTGTTGCCGCAGTTGGTGCTTGACCAATAGCTGGAGTGCTTGCAGTTGTGATTGGGAATTCTTCAGTTGAAGCCAATAATGTAACTTTAACACCAGCAGAATAGTTGTTTAATGCTTTAGCATCACCAGCAATCAAACTGACGATTGTAGCGGCAGTAGTGTTACCTGAAGTGTTAGTGGTTACTGCTGAAACTTTATATTTATCAGAACCAATTTGGAATAATTGACCAATAGCCAATAAACCCGTTACAGTTAAGTTTGTACCTAATGCTAAATTGTCACCTTGTGCAATACCAGTTGATACTGCAATACTTGCAGGAGAAGTCAAGCCTTCACCCGCTGTATCTTGGACTTTACCAAGCTCGAATTCTTTAGCATAGCTTAGGGTCTTAAAAATACCCGATGCAATAGAAACTGCCATTGTGAAACTCCTTTCTTAAGAAATAATATTACTATAAAAATATATTTTTACTGCTACAACAAAACGGTCTGGCTCATTAGGGAGTGACCGAATATCTGGTGTTTTATCACAGAGAACTGAGATATTATCTTTTGTAAATGTTTGACCACGTTTAAACTTAGCACGAATCTTTTCTGCTTGAGTCATCACATCAAATGTACCGCCCAATAATGGATAATGAAGTGTAATCAACATTATTCCAATCTCACGATAGAAAGCATCGCCAAGTGTAGGGTTAGTAGAATTGATAACAAGTGACACAGATTGATAAGGAACACCTGTTTTAGGCGTGTAAGCAGTATTTTCATACTGAGTATCAATACTCGGTGTAATCGTGGCTAGGGCAGTCTCTAATGCAGCTCTAATTTTGATTTGGCTCATCCTACCTCCCTAATTGATTCTGCTAAAAATGTGGGGACTTTTCTAATAGCATTTGATGCAACAAGTCCTTGTAATCGTGGGGTTTCATTATGAATTGCCCAATTTTGATATTCGATTGTACTTGCGTACTTTGTATTGTTCGTGAAATAGTGTGTTGTGAGTAATTTATTATTATTTTTAATGTTATTTAACATCCTAGCACGAGTCGCGGTACCTTCAATATCCTCACCTTCTATTTCTTCTGTAGCAGGTGAATCAATCGTGTGTTGCCAATTTGCTTTATAGTGACCTGCTTCATAATCAGGTTTTGGTTTCCATTTCCACAAATCGGGTTCACCCACAGGTGACGTTTCCATTAACTCATTTACAACTTTTTCTAATGTTTTATCAATAACCTTTTTTGCTTTTGCTTCTACTTGTTTTGTAAGGTTACTAATTAATATGGACTCACTGTAATCAGCCATTAGGCTGTCCCTCTAATCCCTAATTCATAAAGGAGATTTGTTCCTGCTGGATTTGTTTGAGTCACAGATACGATGTGGTATCTAGTTGAACCAATTAACACAGTGTCGTTAGTGGTCACAGAAGTTAAACCTGATGGTTTAACGAGTAGTTTTTTATCACCACGCATAATGGTAGTCCCATTAATATCTTGGTCACCATAGTCAAATAACACGCCTATTGAGGTGGTATTTTTCACAGTATCAGTTGATTTACCTAAAGCGGGGTCATACGTTCCTTGTGTCACAGAAGTAATTGTGATGGATTGACCCATCTCAGTAATTACGTCATCAACTTCAAGAACTAACTCACCCCAATTCATCGAATCACCTGTGAAGAATTAGCTTTCAAATAAAGTGCAACTAATTTATCTGCCGCAGGATAGCTTTTATATACTTTTTGTGAAATAATTTTAGTTGGATATGAGGTTTCTTTTTCTATTGAACCAACTTTGATTCGTGTGTTCACACCAACTTCATTTGAATAATCAGTTGTTAATTCAGCACTTAATGCACGGATTGCATATTCACAAGTAGCTTTTTGAATAGCAAGAGGTACACCAATTGGTTTACTTGAATTATCATATCTTGGGAAAGACAATGCTTGTGGGTTATCTGGATACATTCTTGTGCCAGCAAATTGAACAGAATATCTAAGTTCAATATAATCTGTTGCCTTAATTAATGCGGCTTGTTTTTTATCTGTATCGGTATCAACCCATGTTTCGTTTGCTCTTTCCGTGAAGTAAGTATTTGCAAACGCAACGCTACAATACGAATTAGCATCTACTTTTCCAGTACCATCTTCTACGATAAACATTAAATAACTCCTTGATTTGATTGTGCTACATTACACGATTTTCGTGTTTTTGTCAAGTTATTCATGTGGTGTTTTGAGTAGTAACACAGTACTTAATTTTTGCTTCAATCTAATCATATCAGAATCTAATATGCGTATTTGGTCTATTAATGTCACAAGTACTACATAGGCTTCATCAAGAATTGGTTTTATAATTGTTGTAGTCCAAGTCCAAACATAATAGACAATGTATCCCATTCCAATCGATGCAATAATTGGGAATCCGTATTGATTAATATAGTCAGCCACATCTTTAAGTTCCATATCACTTTCCTTGTTTTATGTCATCAGGAGGGATTTTCAATGCTTTGCACATTAAATTATCAATATGCACGATGTCATTAGACATTGATGTCACACGTTTGTCTAATTGCTGAATAATATTAATAAGGTTCTTAACCTTCTCAAGTACAGAATCTAGGATAAACTTTTGCGTGAGGAAGACAAAATACAT